GCTCACTATTGAGCAGTTTGAAGCAATCACTGATATTAATAACAATCAGGAACTTGACCCCATTGATAAGCACCTCCAGGTGTTTGCTTACCTTGGTATCCCTGAATCAGAGTTTTGGGATTATGATGTAGCTGATTTTGTAGGGATGGTAAGAGACTTTAACAGCAGTGAGCAGAAAGACTATCCAACAGTTGAGGAGATAGAGCTTGAGGGCTATGTGTACAAAGCACAATTAAAGTTAACTGTACGGGATACTAAGATGATTGAAAAGATAACAATAAAAAAAGAGAAAGGATATGTATCCGAGATGTTAGCTGTGATGTTTAAACGGGAGGACCTTACCTCTGCTGAGCACTATGCAGATGCACACATCAAGCACAAAGCAAAGCTCATCCGTAAATTGAATGCAGCTATCTCCATTCCTTATATCATGTTTATTGCTAAAAAAATATCACAGCAAGCCAATGATCAAATTACCGAAGCAGTGGAGTCAAGTAACGCTTGAGCAGTTCATTGAATTTAGCGGCATAGATAGAGAACAGGGAGCCTACCACTACAATAGTGAGGCTCTCTCTATCTTATCAGATGAGCCTATGGAGGTCATTGAGGATATGGATGTAGATGAGATGGCAGAACTTGTAGCAGAAGCCAAGTGGTGCACCTCTGAGCCATCCAAAATATATAAGCATGAGCTCTTTGGAATGAAGTTTAAGCCACTCAACAAGCTCACTCTTTTCGAGTACATTGACCTGGACTATTATTTCACAGATAACTACGTCACAAATCTTGACAAAGTTTGTGCCATCTGCTACCGGCATACAAAGACAAATGAGTGGGGGGATGAGATACTTGAGCCCTATGAGTTTGATTGTAATATCAGAGCTGAGAAATTTCATGACGTAGCTATTACAGATGTCTATGGTATAGTGCATGAGTTTCTCAAGTACAGGGATACGTTTCTAAAAAACTATGAGAACCTGTTTAGTGGTGAGCTTGACCAAGAGCTTAGTGAGGAGGAGCGCAGGGAGTTAGATCCCGAAGAGGTTAAAGAAATAGAGAAAGAACAGGCTCAGACTAAGTGGTCATGGGAGCAAACTATCTACGGCCTTACCAATGGGGATATTACTAAGAGTGAAAAGGTAGGAGCCCTACCTCTCATCTATGTGTTTAATGTGCTGTCTATGAAAAAACAATTAGACATTTAATGGTACGTTAGGAGAGAATCCTGGAGGAGGGTCAAGTGCATAGAAAGTATATACTATCTTTTGATTCTCTTTTAATACCTCTGACCATTTATTCATTGGGTAAGTCTTAGTAAGCCAATCAAAATACTGCTGATATATTTGTGCTGTTAATCCTGAGCTCTCCATTTCCCTAGTAAACGCATCTACAAATTCTCTAGGAGCTATCTGACCATCATTAAACCCATAAGCATTAGCAGTCTGAGGCACCCCATTGTTAAGGAATATAAAATAGTACATAGCTACTATCTCTATCTCTAAGCGCTCCATGTTTACTATTCGAGCATTGATACGGATACTATCTACTAGAGTACTACCTGTAGGATTAGAGATATCATTTCTTACTATCCTCCTAAGTATGTTAGCCATTTTCCTACGTGTAGGATATAGCACATTGAATATACCTGTGTTACCGTATCTAGCCATTTGTTAATGCTTTATATATTTCCATTGTATCATCTACTAGAATGATACCCTTATCTGTTTCCACATGGAGCTGTGTATCACTCACTACCTCAATGGGTCCTGTGATGGTGTACTCTATTCCGTTAATATTAAACATACGCGAATACTTTGAATAGGTTTATGTTAGCAGTCTCAGTCACTCCCTGACATTGCATAGTAAACAGGATGTAATTATCCACTGACCTATTAAAGGGTACATTGAGAATGGTACCTGTGGTGTTGTCACTATACGCAGCATTAAGGTAGCTAGTCAAGTTAGTACCATTGTAGCTAAAGTTACGCTCAACGTATCCAAGGAATTGAGTACCTCCTCCATTCATTGTAAAGATAGTGTTGAATAAGGTAGCACCCGTTAAGCTGTTGGTAGTGTTAAAATAGATACGGCCGTACATCTGCCCCGTGTTACCTGTTACCCTCATCATTCTAAATACTAACTGCAGGATATTGTTTGTACCTAATGTGTTGGCAGGTATTAATAGTGAGTGGCATATAGTAACTGCGGTACCTGTAGTATTGGTACCTAGTATTCCACTAAAACCCATTAACCTAGGACCTATGCTAACATTACCACTACCTACCAATGAGTTGCCATTCACTGTCTTTATGTTAGTGCCACTTACTAGAGTAGGTTGCTTAGCATTCAATGCACTCTGTAAATCAGTCTGAGCTGATAGCGTTCCTGTGATACCTCCCCAGGATGCACCACCCCCTGCTGCCGCATCAATTATCTGCTGCCCTGTAATAGCTGTGTTCACAGGTACACCACCAACAATAGAGGTACACTCTATTAAATCTGTTGCCTGTAAGTCTCCTGTGTGAGCAGGTAAAGAGGGTCTCCAATCACCCCACCATCCATTAGCCATACCTATATTATTTTAACCCCCTCAAATGTTTAATTAAGTGGCACAGCACAATCAGTCCAATCATTCACCGTTAGTGTGATGTTCATGACATAGCCTGCAGCATAGTCAAGTAAATCATTGTTGAGTGCTTGGAATGATGGTAGCCCTATCACATCAAATGAGTAGTCAGTGGATGTCATGTAGTACACATAGAGGTCATTGAGTATCTGCTGTGTATCACTTAGGATAGTTATGATATTAGCCCTATCTTTTTGTATGATGTCAAAGCAGTAGATGTCAAAGTTAAACTCGGATGTGTTCTCGGTAGGGTTAACACTTACCGGTACCACAAAAACGATAGGATATTTCTCATCCTGTGTAGCAAAGTTGAACAGTTGCTCCTTGAAATCACTGCCTACTTTCTTTACTTGTAGATGGTTATTGTAGAACAGCTCAATGTGATCTATGATTGCTTGTAGTGAGTTCATTATAGTTCAGCGTTTTTGTTAATCTTATTAATCTTATTCTGTACGTTGGTTACCTGGGTCTCTGATACTACAGCGGTCACAGTCATAGAGCTATTATTTGTACCACCTCCTGCACTCATTGTACCTCCTGCATTAGCTGAGCCAAATAGCTGTGCTCCCTGTGGTACTTGCTGTGCTACGTTAGGGGTGCCACCTGTATCACCGCCGCCACCGCCGCCACCGCCTGATGGGGTGCCGCCTGATGTTAGTATAGACTTAGCCTTGGCTACGTTGGTAGCAATCTGTATGATACCTGCAGCAAATTGTGCAATACCTGACGCTCCAAAGGTAACAGCATTGGAGGGGTTAGATTGTGATGCAGCAACTAATGCAGAGATTGCCTTGGCAGTATCAATACCTATCTGCACTAATGCCATTGCCTTGTTGAACTTCTCGAGTTTCTTTTGGTCCTTAATAAAGGCAGCACCTACATTTTGAATACCTGTGGCTATGTCTCCTGCTAGCTGTATTTTTGCATCCCTTTCTTTTTTAGCGTTTTCAACTTTAAGATTAGATGCATCTCGTTCTATATCTATTGTATCGTTTTTGAATTTATTACTAAGAGCTAACTGCAGGGCAACATTACCCTCTGCTAGTTTATACTCTGCGTCATACTTTGTTTGAAGTGCTTGCAGTTTCTTTTGGTCCTCAGTAAGCTCAGCATCTGCTAACGTCTTAGCAAGGGTTTCCTGTTGCTTTAACTTGGCATCTGTTCTCTTCTGATTTTCTGCCTCCTCCTGATCATTGTATAATTGAGTAAGTACTTTCTTCTGCTCCTCGGTTAGTGTGGTATCTGCTAAGGTCTGAGCTCGTAGCTTGTCATACTTTGTCTTAGTCATGGCGAGTTCTTTCTCAGTTCCCTCCTCCATCATCTGCAGCTGTAAATCAGCTATAATCTCATTACCTTTCTTTAAGTTATCCGCTTCAATCTTAGCCTTATCTGTTGCTAGCTTATCAAGTTCCTGCTGCTGTTGCAATATAAACATCGCATTAAACTTAGCTTTCTCCTCTGCTGTTTTAGTGGCATCCGTTTTCAGGTCATTCATTAACCTGGCATACTTCTCATTTACGATAGCTACCTCTCTTGCATTGGCATCCTGTATCTGTGTGAGCTCAAAGTCTCTCAATGCCCTAGCGTTATCTAGTCTTTGCTTAGCAGCTGCCTTAGCTTTTTCTCTAGCCTTCTCTGCTGCTGCTGCTGCCTTAGCTGCTGCTGCCTCTGCTGCCTCATCTGCTTTCTTTTCTGCAGCTTTCTCATCTGCTATCTCTTGAGCCTTTATTAACTTGCGCTGATTAACACCACCTCGAATAATTTTATTCTCATCCTCTATCTGCTTGCGTAATGCCTCCCGTTTTTTTGTGGCTTCCTCACCCTCTTGATGGGCCATTGCTTCAAGAGCTTTCTTAGCTGAGTTCTTTCTTTTAATAGCCTCTTTCTCTGTTGACCTCGACTTGTCAAGCTCGAGCTGAGTAGTGTCCTCACCTGCTATCTTAGCCATGGCTATCTCCTGGTCATAGTTCTCACCTAATAACTCAGTACGTTTCTTAGAGCTCTCTGTTATTTTCTCATTAGCCTTAGCCATTCTATCTGCGTTCTCATCTGCAGCATAGCTAGTTAATCCTAGCCAATCACCTAAATCCTTTAATCCCTGAATCAATGCGTTGATAGGTATCATTAAATAGTCAATGACTTTCTGTAGCACACCTATCTTATTTAGAAAGATTAGTACTACAGCCACAATAGCCACAATAACAGCCACCAATAAAAAGAGTGGGTTAGCTAGTATCTGCATACCTAACTTTACAAAGGCTCCCCCCACTGTCTTTAAGGTAGTCATCAAGCCTCCGAATGCTTTGCCTAGGTCCTTAGGGTTAATGCTCCCTAATGTTTTTGCAAAGGCCTTAGACTTTTCAGCTGCACCCTCGAAGTCAAGGCTCATTATGTCATTCTTAATAGAGCCAAAGCTATTAGATACTTGCTCAAACTTTGACCCGGAAGCAAATACATTGACCTGTTCATTAGCATCCTTAAGTTGGTCCTTTAATGCTCCTGCTCTTTCAGCTAAGACGGTCATTGATTCGGGATCAGTAGACTCCGCTATCTGCCCCTTAAGGTCTCTAAGCTCCGCTTTGATGGCAGCAATGCCACTTATCTTTAATGGTATCTCTACTTCATTCATGTTATGGCTTGTAATATTTTATTTCGATAGTAGTATAATTAAGGTAGCCATCTACATAGCCCACACCTATCTGAGTTGTTGTTATATCTAATCTATTCCCCGATATTATATACTGAGCACTAATTACTCCGTCAGGATTAACATTGTTTATCATAACAGTTAGCTCACTATCCAGGATAGTTCCTATCTCCCAATTTTGTATAACTCCCTGATACTGACCTACGGCAACTCGAGTCCACTCTATATCCCCAAAGCTAGACTCTTTGACATCTACTGTAGGGGCAGCTGTTCCTGTTTGCAAAAGTATAGCTGTGTACTTGTAACATGATGGCTCAATAGGTATCCCGTTCATGCGGCCCCTTACCACTAGGTTGTCAGTAACTATGCCATCATCCTCTACACTGTACCCCTCAGTGGCTACCATTACTCTGAGCCCCCCAGGTACCACGTTACCCCGGTTCACTACCTCACCAATCACTTGACCACCTGTAAGCACGTTGCTGTTCATGCTCTTAGTATTAACTACAGTGCTGTTAGCTACCTGCTGTATTCCTGAGATGTTAGGCAGCCCCACACCTGGTGTTCCAAATGGGTTAATAAACGGCATGAAGTTTATCTCACTATCTATACTGATTAGCTCTACCTGTGTGAGCTGATTAGCATTGGCATTGTAATCAATGACCCTGTTAATATTCCACCACGAGTTGTCAATGCGTATCTTATCATTGAGCCTCATAGCTTGGATGTCTGTATCCTTAAGATTAAACATGGCAGTTAACATCTTACCACTATTAATCTGCCCCATGGTCCTCCTCCAATACCTGTTATATAGATTGTTATCGGTTAGGCTTGATGGTTGGTAGTAGTAGAACGCACACACTGAGAAGTTTAAATCCCAGGTAGGGTTGAGTGGGTTATCGAAGTGGCCTACATAGGGATAGCTAGTAACACTTTGCATACCTACAGTACCATAGTCATAGATATGGTATGGTGAGCAGGATGTTAAACCTACATCTGCGGTGCTATCATACAGGATACGGATGTTAGTCTTAGGTGCCTGCCCTGATAGCATTGGTACAAATGCACCGAATGCACTCTTAATGATTGGAGTAGGACCAAAGAGCACAGGCTTAGTAGTTACATCCTTTACATACTCGTTATCAAAGACTACCTCTGCCTGCCCGTATATCTGATTGGTAGCTGTAGTGTACGTAGCATTAGGGCCATCCGTATCAGGCGTGTAGGTGAGTATTAGTTTCTTACTTGTTAGCTCAGGTAGGAACGACAATGATTGCTCTCTATCCTTGGCTAGCTTGTATGTCCAATCTACCTCTTGACCTGCATCGTAGTATGCATCCCTATGGATTAGGTTGAGCTGATTAGGTTGGTTTTTATCTACATCTACATACAGGTTATACATGTTGAATATAGCCTTAACAAAATCATTCTGCTTTATCTTCTGAGGCACGTAGTCATTAACATCAATGATACCCGCACTCGCATAAATGTTATTGGATGGGGTAATGCTAATGTTAATGCTAGTTACTACTACATGCATCCTGATTTTGTTAGCAGCACATAGAGGGCCTGTAGCTGAGCCTGTTCTCCAAGCTGGGTTAAGAGCAGGTTGGTTAGGCAACTGAAAGCTATCCTTAATCACATCAAACTTTAAGAATGCTGTAGCACCCGATGGTACACTCGGAGCAGTCACAGGTATACTAGCCGTAACTGTTTGGCTTAAGATTGTAGTGGTACCTACAGGGATGGAGGTAGGGCTCTGCACTGCATAGGTAATAGCAGTACTTCCATTCAATGGAGCAGGGTTAGTGTATAGGTTAACAGCAGCTACTTGAGTAGTGTTAACATTAGCCAATAGCCTAGGTCTGTAGAACACAGGTGAGGCAAAGGTATTAGTACCTGAGTACAATGTACCGGTATGGGAGTTCACTAGCCTTAGCTCATAGGTCATAGTTACACTGTAGTCATACTGCTGCGAGTTGTTTGAGCTGATATTAAATGGTATGGTGTAGTTACCCAAGACAGGGTTAAAGATATTCTGAGGGTCCTCTATCTCCGTCCATGGCATGTTAGTTAAATTGAATGTAGGCTGAGCTCCTACACTACCTGCAAAGCCTGTAGATATAAATGTCTTAGGTCCTGCACTAGCCTTGACCGTATAATCATTGTAGTCAAAGTTATCTGTATCCCCATTGTATGGAATGACTAACCTGTCAAACTTATCATCTACCAAGTCAGGCCAACTGTATGTAAATCCTGCATCCTGAAAGATACGATCGAAGTAAGTCTTAGCAAAGATGGCAGGCTTATACTCTTGAGTAACAGTGAACACACTACCACTACCTGGGAGGAAGTACTTGAAGCCATCTACCACTGTATTGCTAAACCTATTGAATACATTGAATGCATCATAGGCATGATTGAAGTCACTGAAGTCTATATCAGTTAGCTCCTTGTTATTTATAGCTGTAAAGAAATCTGCTTTGCTTTCTTTAATCAATACCTCATACTCCACATGCTCCTCATACTGCTCAGTGAGCTGCACCTTTTTAACTGAGGTTAGCTGCATGCTAGCATTTTCCATGACAGGGATACCATCCTGAATAACTGAGCAGGTAGTTAATGCATTGATGTTAAAGGTACCGGCTACAATGTTAACATCATAGTAGTGGTTAAGTAGGTTATTGTTATTCTTACTGCCTACCAATGTAATGGTCTTAGAGAAGCTACCTTTCCTTTGAGATATATCTCTGATATCCCCTACCTGAAAACTTAAGGGGAATGCTGTGCCCTCCTTAACATCAAGGTAGCCTGTTGCTAGTTGTATCCTAACCATTGACCATGTCGTTATTAGCTAGCTTAATAGTAATGCTTTGCTTGATTAGATTCTTATTCCGTTGCTTGTAGTATTCATAGCTAGAGGTCACTATGTTGCAGCTCACATAGGCTGTGCTTGTAGGTACATCGCAGCTCACATCGTAGTTGCTTACCTTGAAGTATGTGTAGGGTGAACTGATTAGCTCAGTAAAATAGGTAGCCATGTCCTGAGTCATCCAATCAGTATTCAGGTCAATGGTTTCCTCTACTGTTACATAGCTGTTAATGTACCCTCTATCTATCAGGTCATAGGTCCACTCACTGCTAGCTATCTTACCTTGCACATCCATGTTGTACTGCTCACGAGTTACGTTGCCTTTCTCATAGGCTCTGCCTGTGAATGCAAAGCTACCCCATGAGCCATAGCGGTCAAGGAATATAATGCTGTACTCTTGGCTCTGTGTTCTACGATCTATGTTCACTCGGTAGCTCTGTGTTACCTGTGCACCATTGTGCTGATAGTAGTACTCATACCACTGAGTGGTAGGCTTAATCAATGGCAGTGTACCCGAGACTACAGTCAAGGTGCCTGCATTGTTAGGACCTACCGCATTCCCTGTTACGTGGTCTGAGGCAGTCACTGTCTTTCTCAACACATCACCCCCATCATTGGTGAATACTATCCTGTGCGTTCCTCCAGGTATAGCGCCATAGACTGCGTTCATCCATAGGTCCTGAGATAAGGTAGAGTAAAAGTTGGTAGCAGGAATGGAGGTAAGGAACTTGTCAGTGTTACTGCTCAAGTTATAGTTAGCCTGGTTCCATGATGGCCACTCAGTCCAAGGCAGTGCACCATTAAAGACGTAGTTATTCAGGTCACTAATGATGTTGTAGGTTACAGTCTTTCTCCCATCGGCATAGGTAATGTCAACATCCTTGTTAGGGTTAATGATTCCTGACCATAGGAAGTTAATAACAATGAATGTAGGTGTAGCTACGAGCACAGTGTACAGGCCGTCAAGGGTAGGGTTGACTGTACCTATAAATGTTTGTGTCAAGACTATCTGATCACCTACCACAAATGTGTTAGCTCCATTCAGCTGTACTCTTCCTGAGTATGGTGCAGTAGTGTACTGACTCATAGTAGTGGTGAACGTGGTAGTAGTAAGATACTCCTCACCTACCTTGACATCATACTTGTAATGACTGTTTGGTGCAGGATATGCTGTGGTGTTAGTAGGGAATAGGTCATAGCTTACCTTGGCTTGCAATAGCTTGCTTAGGTCTATCTCTCCGTAGCCTGTAGAGAAAACAGGGAGCACCCTGTACTCTGCTATCTGATTGGCAGTGCCTGACTCGTACACCTCAAAGATATACTTAAAGCCTCCAATGTTTTTGTTGGTGCTATCATAGATATACTTGATAGGGTTGTATGCAGGGGTGAGCACTTGAGGTGCTGCCTTTAATGTCATTGCCATACCTATATTATTTTATCCTGGTGTTTTGTTTCTAGAATGCATAGTAGACATCATCCGAATAATACTGCTGCTTAATGTGAGTAGTCGCGTACCTGATTGCATCCATGGCATCATCGAATAACTTAACCGGCTCATCTGTTATAAAGTCCCCTACCTTTTTCCACTTGTAATTCTCATACTCCCTCTTGAGTGCCTTATCATCCTGGCATATAACGCCAAAGGTCTTAAGGTTATCTATCCCTTTCTTAACTACCTTGTTTGCATTCAGTACATCATAGCCTGCTATATTCATTTCCTGTATAATCTCAGGCCTTGAGTAGTCTGCTAGTATGCTAACAGTCTGCTCTATGCCTAGGCTTGCTAACCTTTCAATCAGCATGGTAGTAGTCAGGTAGCTTTCATATATCACAGGCTCAACGTATATATCCTTATCACAGTAGTACACCCTCATGAGTGCGGTAGGGTGATTGTATCCAAAGTCTAAGCCGTATACAAACTTGACAAACCTAGCAGGCCTATGTGCCACGAATGACCACTGAGAATAGATGTTACTCTTGCTGATTGCTTTCTCACCCAAGGCATAGATTTGATACAGTGCCTCATCCGTTCTCTTTAGGTCCTCTATCTGAGTCCTGATACTCTGAGGTAGGAATGGGTTATCCCTGTACGTTGACTTAATCATGATGCTCTCCTCTTGTGGTAGCTCATAGAGCCATGAGGTAGATTCACTAGGGTTGTAGTCAAAGATTAGCTTACTCTCTGTTCTCATGTTCAGCTGAGTGAAATCATCGAAGTATAGCTCATTGGCTTCGTTACACCATGCAATGTCTCTCTTGCGGCCCCGTATCTTTTGCTCATCATCCACACTAAAGAATTCCACGATGGACCCATTAGGGAACGTGTAGATGTGCTCACTCTTATTGTGGTCCTCTACTGAATAGATATTGAGTTCCTTGAGTATCTCAATGAAGTCTCTGAGTACTGTAGCCCTTAGAGCAGGGAATGTCTTACGAATAACAGATACTACCTTATGGTTGTTCTGTAAGCAATAGATGATAACTAACTGACAAAGGCTATAGGTCTTGGAGGAACGTGAGCCTCCCTCATTAATTACAAACCTTATCCCCGGGTCATTGAGTGCCTCGTAGTTTTTCTCAAATATTACTGTGCTCTTTATTTCCATTAGCTATTTGAAATGCATTCATTAGCATAGCCATCTGCCTGCCATCGGTAGCTACTGCCCTCCTATCTATCCTAACCTGTACGCCTTTCATTTTGTAGATGTAGTCCTCAACCACGGCACACATGAATTCAATCTGCATCAGGCCGCACTATGGTTACCTGTATGCTCTCTATCTTATCTCCCTTAGTGGTAGTGTCAACCCTCTCAGTTAAGTTGTTTAGACGTTGAGTAATGGAAGCATTGTACTGCCCAACCATACCCCCCTCGATTTGGTCCATGCGGATTGCCTCCTCTATGCGTGAGCAGATTGTCGTGAACGCGGAATATCTCCCCTCGTAGTTTGCAAAATAATCCTGAACACTCTGCCCTTTCTCAGCAGCAAAAGTCCTGAAACCCACTTGAGTAAGCGGTCTCTCTAATGGTACTGCTGTAGCCTCTCCTGTCTTAGTAGATAGGGAATAGGAGTATCTAGGGTTTTCTTTACACCATCTCTTGTAGGCCTCGAATAGATCCCACATATCTTCGGGAGTAGGTATATGCTTAGGCCTCATTTGACTCAGGCTCTACCCCTTTATACTTTTTACTCTTAGCTTCAGACTCTACCTCTTCAAAGAGATATCCTAACCCTACAGATGTAAGGTGCTCAGCTTGGTTAGCTGTCTCTTCAGTTACTGTGAATGAGGTCTCAAACCCCAACGGATTGTACCTGGTTATATACTGACCTAGGTACTCATTTTTTACTTTCTTTTTCATATTCGTATTGTTCTAAAAATAGCCATGCATAATAAAGCACTACCCATATCCCAAAGGCTCTCATTGCTAGAGTGCTGTTATCTCTAAGCAAAAACACAGCACCGGTCAAAGCAGTGAACGTAGCCAATAGGCTAATTATTTGAGATAGTCTCATACCTATATTGTAATTTGCGTAAATTTTGTTTAATTTCTCGAATCAGATAGTGAGCAGATGTTACCGGTATATCAAAGTACTTAGCCATCCCTCTTGCTGTGGTGTATCCCTTATCAATGTATGCCTCAAATACTATCCTGTGCACATGATCATCTATCTCGCTTCTGTATATCTCTATCAATCCCTTCTGAGTACTGTATATTTTATCCTCTAGTATCTTAGCCTGTAGGTCCTGCTCATTATCCTCCTGCTCAGATGCATCGTATTCCATTGAAGTAACCCTATCATCCTTGTGGCTTAGTGAGGTATTCCATAGAATCTGATACTTGATGGTATTGAGCAGGTAGCTTTTCACCTGGGCTTCGCTCTGAGTATCCTCATTGATGCTTAGTACATGGAGGTATGAGTTATTAATAACCGTATCCGCCTCGATATTACTCCCCATCTTAGTGAGAAAGTACAGCGTGTAAGCCCTTACCTCGTAGTAATGGGTACTAATGTACCTGTCTAAGACTCTTTTCATACCAATTCATAAAGTCTTTGTACCACACTTTACGCCTAACAGATGCACAGAAGCATTCCCTAGGCTGTGGCCCATCATACTTGACCCGTATTTTATAGAGCTGAACACAGGAGTGCTTAGAATACTTCACAGCATCCGCAGTAGCATCTATCTTATCTATTATCTCTATGTCAGTTTGTTCAAACATAATTCAAGTATGTATGCACCCAGTGCTGCCTGACATGCAAGGATAAAATCCTGATGCCATGCTAATGTAAGCCAAAAGGCTACACACTTACTACAGCTCAATGCATCTAGTAAGGGTATAGCCCATGTGCCAATTCTAAAAGACATGTATATCCTTGTAATAGTTGCTTGTAGTGGCTCAAAATTGCACCACCACCATGCCAAGGGTATTAATGTTAGGAGTTCCATGACTTCAAATATACTCTAAAAAATGAATCATATATCTCAGTGGTTACATTCCTACCCCTCATGAAGCGGTATAGCTTAGCATAATTCACATTCATATCCTCAGATAGATGGGTTAGCTTATATCTCTTGGATAGCATGCCTGTTATCTCTTTTCGCATCCATTCGGATAGCTGTTGGTCCTCAGAAAGGTAAATCGTTACTGCTCTCATCTGTAGTGTCAAAAGTTTTTCTCAATTTATCAACAGCACTATTCTCTACCTTTGAGCTCAGGCTCATAGTCCATGCTTCAATGGAGTTGAAGTACTTAATGGTACCATCTTGTGCCTCCCATTTACGGCCTCGTAGGTTATAACTCACCTCTACCGCATCCCCTGCTTTCAGGTTGTTAGCTAGATCGCATTTATCCTGGGTTAATTGGAAGGTAACGTACTGAGGGTACTCATCCTGAGACTTCAGGGTTACTTCTCTCTTCTTAAATTTGTCAGATACTGACGTTGTCGGGGTAATGAATACCACCTCTCCTTTGAATTTACTCATGGTTTATGTATTTGATGTAGTTAATTGTGCTTATCCACCCCCACACTATGGCAGGGGCTATTAAAATTGCTGCTAATATAATCATTTTATTAAAGTTATTACTATTACTGTTCCTGTGATATATCCTGCACTCAGTGCTACAGCATTCAATATCCTTTCATTCCAATTAGTAGCCTCTATCATGTAGGTTAGGAATGGGAGCCCAAGGAATGGGCCAATGGCTGCAAAGAATATCATACCTGGTGCATTGCCCTCAGATACAAACCTAATGTAAAAGGTGCTGCATATCTCAATGACTAGAGCTGATAAGAAAATAATAGGGTATCTCATTTATTTAGGTTTACATCGTTATCATCTAGGCTACTCATTAGGAAGTCCTGTATCTTCTCTACTATCTCATATTGTGCATCAGGTAGCTCACCATACTTCAACATACTACGGAGCTCTGATTTGAGCTCCCATAGTACATTTAGCATATCCTGGCCTTTGATGGCACAGTAGTGTTCTGCCTGCTCATCAGGTAAGTTAAATTCAAGTGTTGCTTTCATATCATTTCTATTTAGTTAAAGGGGCAATTTTTACCCCTTATTGTTAATCGAGGGTAATTTTTACCCCTTAAAGGTTTTATTGTAATATTGTTCTCCTAGTTCATAAATGCTTTCTCTTGCAACTTTCCAACCTCTGTTATTAGCATTTATTATCTGTTGCTTCTCCATTTCTTTGGCTTGTTGGATAACATCTAAAACCCAATTAGGTAAATTATTTCCTGTTAGTTTTTCTTTAAACTCTTCAACCAACCATTCTACTGCTGTTTGTTTCATATCTCTTTCTTTAATTTCTCAATATAAAGAGTAGCATCCATCAGCTCCTCCTGTAGATGGTTAAGCCATCCCTCCAGGTCAACATCTTTCCTATCTAGGTTAGTACCGTACTTCTGCTGCCCCCTCTTACTCCGTTCATAGTACTTAGCCATCACTGCTACTAGGATGCTATCCTCTTGCTTTATTTCGTTTTCGTGTGTTATGTTCATCTTATAGATATTAATCCCCAAAATAAAGATATCTCTCTTCGTTTAGGTTTTGTTTTTATTACTTGTTTTTTAGGTAATGTCGATGCTATTGTATTTTTAATCTCAGGCCCTATATACGTCCACATTCTACGGTATTCATGTCTCCACTCAGGGCTATTTTTTAAAGAAATATTTAAGTTTCCATTTCTCAACATTTTATTATTTGTTATTCCAAGGATACTAGATATTTTCTTTGTAGAATACAAGTTATTTTTTTTAAATCTTTTTGCATTTAGTTTATGCATTACAATTTCTTTTTGTGTTTTCATTTTATTTATTTTTTAATTGGTTTAATACTTCGTTATAGAACTCATTAGCTAAAATTAATCTCTCAGCCATTTGTATCTCTATCTCCTTATCTCTAGCAAAGGTAATGGATGTGATACGCTTCTCAGGTGCAATATGATCTACATAGTGCAGAGCTCCATTCTCATAGTCACCCATAATCTCAGGAGCAGTAGTTACCATTACATAGCACAGCTCGAAAGATGGCATGTCATATAGCCACATGTAAGCACGTCCTTGCCATTCATAGTCAGATAGGTCCTTGAGCTCATAGTTAGTGGCAGGAAACGTATCTAAAGACCACGAGGTTTTAATATCTATGATACTTGTCTCAGTGATAATATCACAGCACCCGGATAGCCACTCATTCTCTACCCTCTCCTCATTCTTTTTGTAGTCCTCTAGCCTAACCAAGTTAAGTAGGTCGATACTGTCCTGCTCCTGGGCTAATCCTTTGGTTATGTACTTGCTGTTGAGCTCACTCCGATACTCAAAGAAATCCTCTTTAGCCTTTTGGATGATATAGCTCTTAGCTGTTTGGCTCAATGCCTCCCCCTTAGTACGGGAGGAGGTCATTAATTTTCCTAATGATGATGCTCTGAACTTCATAGCTTAATGATATTAGCAGCACATCTATAAATATGTTGGCATCCACCATCCCAATCCTCAGGGATAACTTTAATTTCATTAATTGAGAACCCAAAATTTTCATTAAGATAGATGTATTCGTTATCACTCTCTACATACAATTTCCATGCATCCTCTATGCTGCATCCGTATTCATTAGCTAACTGGTCTAGCCACTGCTTATCTTCTTTCCTACGAACACTAAGATATTGCATTTCTTTTAACTGCTTTTTGTTAGGTAGTATCATAGTTGTGCCTCCTGCTCTTTTGTTAGGTTATACATCTCTTTAATCTGCTCAGGTGTGAATTTACCACTCTTCACTGCATTGAATGCCTTGGTCCATCTATCCCCATCCAACGTAGGCTTTGCCTTGGGTGCCTTGCTTGCGGTCTCACCATCATCATCAATAGCTTGCAGGGAAAGTAAACTAACTAGTGTACCTCTACGGTAGTAAGTAATGCAGCTAAGTAGCTTCTGAGGGTCTATAATAGCAGGTAATTCAAGTGAACTTTCCATACTATCTCCTGTTTCAATATCAATTATCTCAGTGAATACTTTACCATCTCTTACGGGTTGCAATAGTAGCAATCCACAATCTAATAAGATAGGCTCAACAGTCTCAATGATGCTGTTAATATCAGCGTAACTGCGTTTGAAATGTGGGTTAGTAGCATTCTTAATGACCTTACCCATTGACTGCTTAGCTAGGTGCAGTTTTTGGTAGATGTTGAGGGTAATTACCTCGGGTGCTGTTTGCTCAGCTGCTTGTTTTTTAACTGTTGTCATAATTTTAAGGTGTTAATTTCTACAAATATACAAATTAATTGCACTAACTATACAAATTGCAATAAAAATTTATACTCAGTACAAAAATATATTGTATCCCCTTTTAGTAATGGGCTCTTATTAACTGCAAAGCCATCATAATCATCTAGGATAAACTCATAATCTGAACTTATCCAAAACTTCATACCTAATTCTTTGAGCTGTTCTGGGGTAAATGATAGCTCATCTATCATCCTATCTAGTATATCGGGATCTAATTGCATGACTGTATGAATTTATTGTACCACTCTACAAAACTATCAAAGTCCTTAGCAATTATATAGATACCTCCTGCTTTTTCTATATGTTCTTGGTATCTTTTCTGAGCTTCAGATTGTCTATCTTTTATCTTGACCTCTATTTTAACTGAGCGCCCCTTAATGGTAGCAGATATATCGGCACTCCCTGCAGTTGAGGTGCCTTTAGTCCAGGTTACCCCGATCACCTTACCGGCTGTGGTCTTTTTTTCTCTTGCTGTACCCATTGTGTTAATGCGTTCTGCCTGATAGCCATTGTAATTAATATAATCACAGATAGCTCTGGTTAGGCCATTGGCCGTTGAATCTTTGTACATTGTTTTAGGTATATAATCTTGTGGGTAATTCGGGTGAGTAATGGCATAGCGTTGCAGCTTCAGCTCATGGAGCAGTGCCTTATATTCTTTTTTCATAGTTTGACATGCAATAAGTACTCCTGATTCTCTTTCCATGCTTTCACCTGGTATTCACCCTTGGGAAGCTGCATCCATGTCTCACCAAAGGTAGGAATGGTATCAGTGTAGCCAACTACCTGAATGTAGTCGTATTTTTCCATCTTAATGTATCCGTATGCATCGCATTTTTGCGAGCTCTTGCACCCTGTTAGTATACTAATCAACAAGAGTGATTTCAAAATATCTGCCATTTTGGTTTCTGTTTTTTGTGAATTTATAATTTTTATAACTAGCGTAGGCTTGCACCCATTTGATAAACTTCCTGCTATCTAGGTCCTTGAAGCCATTAGTATCAGATTGGAATGCTTCCATGCATGATTTATTATAGTAGTTTACATTAAGGGCTATATTTCCATCCATAACAAAGTCATAGAATTCCTTACAGGTGTTCTGAATAAACCGCTTAGCATCTGCATTGATAGATACACTTCTCACCAATCCATTCTGGAGGTACATCTGTAGGTTAGATAGCATGTAGTTATCAAAGTGTGACCACTCATCTTTACTCCACTCATCAAAAAGTAACTTACCGTACTCATCCTGTGGGTTACGTTGACTATTAAAGTACTGAAAGAACTCTATTTCATGCCTCCTACGATCATGTGAGGTACCTGCCCCACTAATCACATAGTTGGTAGTGATAACTATCTTAGGGCTTCGCTCGAATGGTATGTATATCTCATCCTTGTTTTTTCTGTTGACCGGTATCCCCTCAGTGATTAGGGAGAATAACTGCTCAAAGTCAAAGTGTTTTTTAACATCATCAAATGCAAGCACCTGAGTATCTATATTAACCCGTTGGTACACAAAATCATTCTTTGATGGGTTATATGCCTTACCATCTATCTTTATAATCTTACGGATATTCCCAATGGCAGTTAACATTAAGCTCTTACCACTCCCTCCGTTAGGGTTATCATCTATCTCTTGGTCATTAAAGATGATTGCCTTTTGGTCTGTCTTATCTTTAAATGTATGGATGAGGTATCCTAGTGTTGACTCCATTGCTTTTATACGCTGCTCATCCTGGGCTGATACCTTGTGTACAAAATCTTGGAAGTTATTATCGTGAATCGCGATTTTGGTATAATTTCTTTTGATTATCTGCTCCCTCCAAATGTACCCATCTATATCAATGTAGCTAAGTAGCTCTACTTTGTCCTTGGATACTTGGACCACTCCGTTATTGAATGGGATGTAAGATACATGCCTTGTATCCTGCAGGATACACATATCAATAGACTCTAGCATATTAAGGTGTGATTCAGTAAACAAATTTGCTGACTTAGCACAGTGGTTATATACGTCAAGTTCACCCTTAGCAAGGCAGTACTTGAGTACAAAATCTTTGATTAGCTCCACTGAGCTCTCAGATACCTTATTCTCTTCAATATAAACATAGGTAGGCTTGTTACTCCGTTCCGGATAGTACTTAGCAAAGCCATGCTTGTGCAGGAATTTAGCATAGTCATGCGGTACGATAGTAATTTTCTTTCCATCTGCCTGCCAGAATACATCATCTGAGTTCTGTACCTCCTCTTTAACTGATTCAATGATGTTACCTGATACGCCTAACTGCTTTTGGATGTCCTCATCCTTAAGGCCTTCCTTTAATTTTAGCTTGACCTTGTTAACGGTGTATGTATCCTCAAAGTACTTAGTGTTAAAGTTGCTACTTTTGTATGCATTGATAACAGTGTAGTTTATTTCAGTGGCTGTAAAGTCCTCCTGTGCATATTGCAAGAGGTAATTCTTAGCGGCATACTGGTCTACCCCATACTCCGCCATGCAGCAGGCAACTTTAAAGGTCCAATTATTCCTACCCTCTTCAAATATGCCATGGTTAAACTTCATGACAAGCTCAATGATACGGTCCTCATTAGCAATGGGGAGCACTGCAATCTTTTCTGCCTTGTGATATCCTTTATCCTGGGTAATTCCTTGGAACACATCACAGAACTCGTTGAGGTAGGCATCAGGGTCGTAGCTTTCAAAGCATACCCTTGACACATTGCTATTGGCCACGTCAAAATAATCACTATTAATGTATTCCTTGTATGCCTCAAATCTACGCTTGTGCTCAAACTTATTGCTCTCAGGTGTACGGATAACTACCTTGAGTCCATTACCACTGGGAGAAGTGAACATCATGTACACATAGGGGCATTCCTTGAGCCTGTTCCGTTCTGCTGTCAAAGTTTCCTTATCAGGATACTTGTCAAAATCCAGCACGCACAATCCTGAGTGCTGTATCAGGCCATCATCTTTACGCTCACTAAATGTGCCGTTGAACATGATAGCCATGAGCTGCATTTTGCTTTCCGCATCTCCTGCTCTTAGTTTCTTTATCTTATTAATCAGCTCGGGGTTACCTTGCTTGATTCTGTTGTACACTTCTATGGCCTCAAGTGTGAATGGCGTTTCCTTTGAGTTGTACAAACTCCTGAAAACTGATATTTTAGGGTTAAACATAGGTTACAAATATAATAAATGACAATAAATTCCAACTAATGACGATAAAATAAAATCATCGTCACGGCTATAAACTAGTGCTGTATTGGGTTTCAGCTATTTCATGACGATAAGACGATAAATTTTCCAGAACGAAAACTTTTTTAGTGCTCTATATATTAAGTACCCCCTATAAGAGTATCGTCACATCGTCATACGGTCATAAAAAAGAGGGAGCCTAAACCCCCTCCCCCATATTAACCCTTAAAAAATTATGGTCCTCAAAGATAGCTACTATATCGGATACAGTCATCTTATCCTGAAATTTTGTTAATAACTTTGGCGGCATATTTCCTGTGATTGTTACCCTTGCCTCTTCGTCACACATCGGCATGACACTGACATCAAAGATATTAATATCATCCCTTTTCTGTTTGATTAGGTCAGGTAATGGGTGAATGTACTTGAGGTATCTCTCATCTTTTCTACCATACCAATAGCTATGCTCTTTCATGCCATGAATAACTGAGCTATGATCGCGGTTAAAGAATTTACCTATCATGCTCAGGGTCATGTGCCGGTAGTTGTACATATAGTTGTACAGGTAGTACCTCTTATATGCTGATATCTCTACTCTACTAGGTGTGTTTAGTTGGTAGTCCAGGATTAGTTTCATTAGGTCCTCATTCTGTAGCTTTGTGAGCTCGAATACTGTCTCATCTATTTCTCCTCTCATTTTTTCTCAATGTAATATTTGTAGTAATTATCTCGTTTTACGTTATACTCTAGCTTTTCAAATAGCTTAAGGTACCTGTATGCTGTGCGTTCACTTGTACCTAAGTACCTAGCCATTCCCATTACAGTCCTGGGCTTTTCCTGTAGCATCTGCAGGAGCCTTAGCACCCTGTATATTTTGTGTTGGTTCATTAGTCTAATCTTTTAGGGTCATTAACACCCTTGAATAGGTTGCTTGTAGTAGCTATCATACCGGTAGCTTTCATGAAGTCTACCTCAGCCTTAGCACTGTTTATCACAGAGTTGGATAGGTTAGAAATTGCCTGTGCCTTTTCTACCTCCGTAGTCAGTTGCTCAGATGTTAGCTCCTCATCATTTAATCTCTCGAGTGCTGCAAAGAGGTGATCACGTAGATCGTTCATTCCATTTCTAGCCATTTGTTTTGTTTTTTATGTGTTTGTTTAATTTTGCTTTAAGTCTGATTACTTTTTTTAGGTCATCAGGAAACCTGTGTATAGTGTTACGGTTGGCATTCTCACTCATTGGGATGCATTCCAGGTTGCTCAGTTCTAAGTTCATGGTGTTGCCATCAATAAATCTCACTATGTGCTTAGGAGGGATTGGTCCATTAGCCTGTTCCCACATCAACCGGTGCGTTAATACCCATTTGCTATCTGCTATCTTACTGTAGTGATACAATCTACCTGTTGAGTCCTTACGTATGCTAGTTGCATTGGCCTCCCTAGTATTGAATGGCTTGTTGCCTTTCTTAAACATCGTAGCAGCTGCATTAGTTAGCAGTAGATTAGGACATTTAGTACCTTTATTGAATGGCACATGACCTTTAGGATACCTAGTGTGCGTACCTGCGTTTAATATCAGGGCCCTGTTTATTGCTTTCTTTGTTTTAGGGTCTTTTTTTATCTTTCTGCTGTACGTTCTATTGTACACTTGGGATGCAGTCAACCCTAGATACTCACCTAGCACTTTAGCTGGGATGTATGGGTAGAGTATTGCTAGTATTTTATCTTGTCTCATACCTTCTCAATTACAAAGTGTCCGTAAATATGAGTACCTGCTGCTCTGAATTTATTGAGCTGCCAATGGCAGAGGGCTTTGCTTGGGAAGTCATAGCTTTCACTGAGCCTGTTTTCGTAGTAGTACAATAGTCGATACATGAGTTCTTACATTTAAGGTATTCTAAATATAGGGAGGTATTAAAGGAGCCTCCCTTATCTCCTGCGAATGACTGACGGGTCCACCATCTAGCCATCTCTGAGATATCTCTATGCATCATACCTCCAATCATCCTCATCAAATCCATTATCAAAGTCCTGCATATCTCTTACCAGGTTAGTATCCTGAATGCACCAAATAATCTCCTCATTTAGTTGGTCAAGTTGTGTATCCGTTAGGATGTAGTCAAGCTCCACCTCACCAATCACTTGGGTAGCCAATACATTAGTTATCTCTACCTCATAATCCTCCTCGGTAATGTTAGTTATGTTAAACTCACAGCTACCATGCACCTCATCAAATTCAAAGAATGCTGTGCTATTATCTATTGTTACTTGCATATCATAAAAATTAAAGTGTTATACATTGCTACCATGGTAGCTAAAATTACAGCTACACTTGCAGCTACATTGAATAGTTCTCTTTTCATTTGTTAGCGTTTAAGATGGTTAAAAAATCTTCGGTGTTATCTAATGCTATCTGAGTCATTTCCTCATTAGCTTCTACAAGCATTTGCTCTAGGAAAAAAGTGAGCACTTCTGCGTTGTTTTCGTTTGCCTTGATAAAGTCAAGGGCTCTGTTAAATTGTTGGTTAAAACGTTCCATAAATAAATTTTTAAGTGTTAATACCTGACAAAGATATAAAAGGTTTCATATCTGCAAAACATTTTGCACAAAAAAATTAAGTTTTGCACAAATTTAGAATGATTCTAAATAAGGAATCAGCCTAAAAACTTAAAAAATATGTAGTAAAATCAGTGTAAAAGCTTAAGATATATTCTTTCGCTTGTATAGATACTCCTGATACTTAGTGAATACCAAGTGGTTTATCTTATTGTGTTTTTTGCAGTCTCTACATTGTAGCCAATGGTGTACGGTACCTGCTGCAGTGACTACTTTTTTATTGTGCCTGTGATTAGTACCTCCACATTCTGCACATTCGTACTTATCACCCCCATTCTGAACAGCATAGTTATGACTAACTAGGGTGTAGCTGTTTAGTTTATTGAATACTGACTCAAGTACCTCAACATCCATCTTGCAATAGGCCACCATCTTATCTAATGCATCCTGGTCCTTTCTAAATACGATGTCTTTCCATAGATCAAGCCCTCCTGTTTCCATCTTAGCACCTACCTTAAGTAGCTTAGCTATGTAGTCTAGTTTGTTTGAGTTAAAATTAAAGTACCTTTTGGCCCATTTCAGCGTGTCTATGGTCTTGGGTGAGGGCATTACATTGATGCCATGAAATAAAGCCCGTGTGCGTATCCACTTGAGGTCAAATCTATCCCCATTGTGAGCCACTATCTCATCTGCTTTGTGCAATACCTTAACGAATGCCTCTATCATTTTCTTATCACTCTGTGATTTGGACCAAGTTAGGCTGTGAATTTCCTCCTCACCCTCCCATTTATAGCAGATGCAGATGATTGCACGCTCATGAATGATGTCACCTGGGTTAATGTTAAGGTTGTATCCTGTTCTCCAAAATACCCCGACATTGAATGAAGTCTCAATGTCATAAAATAGTCGTTTTCTCATAGCTTAAATAGCAGGGCTATTCTATCTATCAGCCCCTTTTGAATTAAAAAACGGAGCAATATACCTAAAATAAACGAAATAACAATAGGCCACCAAGCCCATCTGTACTTTATTACCTGTTCTGCCTGAGCTGTTTTGTAGATAGTCTTACCTCGTATCCTTTCAACTTTGGTCTTATACCTGTACTCAATACGTGTTTGCCATCTAGTCTTTGGTACGTATATATTGTTGAATTTAATGACCGTATCCTTAGTTGTGTAGAACTTCTCCCATACAATCGTATCATTGTGTATCACAGGGATGCTGTCCACTGTAGTAATGCGGATGGTATCACTATCCTGTACTACTTGCAAGCCATTCTTTAATGCTTTCTTGTAGTGCCATTGAGCTCGCTTAGGAGCTGAGCAGGATGTCGCAAATATAGTAGATACTAGCGACAAAATAATTATTAAACTCCTCATCTGCTATAGGTTTTGTAGCATCTTAATTATTCGGGGGCATGGGTAAATATCTGCCTTGTCTTTTCTCACACTATTGTGAGTGTAGATTCCTGCAGTACCTTTGAATGCCTCTTTGTCTATGCTAAATATCTCTGACCGGTAAGCCTTGGGGATATCATAGGTCTCACACAGGTACTCCACAAGCTGTCTAGTAGATTCTATCTGCTCATCTGTATATTTGTACCAAAACTTGTTACCCTTGTATGGTACATCTAATGTAGTGACCATTGATGGGTCCACTACTCCCTTAACATAATTGTAGTACTTACCATCCTTGAGCTTCAATGGGCCCCAATTACATATCTCAATACCTACAGATAGCTTGTTTAGATTTTGATATTTTAGTCCATGTACTGAGAAGTCCTGACTATCTATCCCCAGGTGATAGGCCCAATGCTTGGAAGAGAAGCACTGTACTATGCTACCTCTTTCACCTATCACAAATGCAGTAGCTATCCTATCTGAGTTGCTATTCCACCAACGTGATACAGCTATGGGGTTACCATTGCCTGCAGTGTGGTGTAAATAGATTTGTTTTTTCTCAGACTCCTCGTGGAAGTATTGGCTATTAGATAGGCGTTCCTGAAATATTTTCGTTGTGTCTAATTTCATTGACTTCCTTTTTTATGTCCTTGGCTCTTGCAAATAAATTTTTCATTGCCTGCCATAGGTCAAGGCCTTTCACTGCTTTGTAGTTTTCGTTAATGCTCATGACCTCGATTGATACCAGGATGAGTGCAAGCACCTTAGTAAGCAATAACTCTACGGAAAAAAACTGCAGGATGATACTATTTAGTATGAACTTATCTATCATATAGAACATGATAACAGTTACCTCATAGAGTAACATCTTACTAATGATTGCAGATAGGCCTCTGCTAGTTATCTTTACCTTGTTTTTATAGCTCTTCCACACCCCTGTTATAGTATCTAACACGATCACAAATCCAACTAAAAACAATAACCCTGAGATAGGCATCAAAAATGCACTGAGAACGCCTAAGAGTTTAAACCAATTGGCATGCATTGTAGCTAGTAGTATGGATAGCTGTGACTTCACAAGATTAGAATGCTGTTATTGTACCCATTCTCAAGGAAGTTACCACACATTCCTGTGCAAGTAGTTTGCCATTGAGTTATGCATGAGCAGTTTTGAAACATTGGTCTGAGGTCAGTATCCTGGTTAGCTGTACTAATGAATAAAGGGAACAGGTTACGGTTAGCAAGTAGCCATCTAATTAAACGTTGCTCAAAGAAACTAGCTTTTTGTGCATAATGCTCCATGCCAAAGGCTACCTCTGAGCGTGATACGCTTGCTGAGAAGTCACCTGACTGAGTTTGTAGGCCTTTGTTCTTAAGTTGGTAGGTCAACCCGAACACTGCATCCTCAGCACTCCTCCATGCGATAACAGGCTGAATGAACTCTACTAGATTTATCTCGTCAGGGTTAAGCGCTGTGTTATTGTACTGAGTAAGCAAGTAATTATAGAACGTAGTGCCCAGGATAGGCTGCACTCTTAATGCCGCTTGTGTCGCAATGTAGGGAGTTACGTCAGTAACATCCACATTAGCTGTAATGGGTGTGTTTGTTTTGAGGTATGACTCAGTTATGAAATACAGCATTATACAATAGGTTGAGTAGGTTCATCAATAGGAGGTAATGAGGCTAGAGCTCTAATCTCATTGGTAGTCATTTTTTCAAGTACTTTGCCAAGCAATGCATCACTCAAGTTATTCAATGCATCCTTAACTTTTGCCGTTTCCTCATCTACCTCAATGATAGTATCTCCAATTATTTGAAAATTGTTGATGGTGAAATCAGCAGGGATGCGAGCAATACCCAAGAGCTCATTAAAGATAGTAGTCACCTGTTGACGTAGCTCCATTACTACATTCTTTTCAAAGATAACATAGGCTTGCTTGATATCACTACCACTACCTAGGCTCCCAGTGGTACGTACTCCCATAAGAATAGGGTCAATGGTATGAGCAAAACAAATCTGCTCAGTGTTAAGTGCAGATGCCTCATGAAATAATTTATCATTGCCATTGGTAGGTAGTGATTCAATCTTTGGAAGTTGGTCGGCACTATTGGCAAAGAATGCAACTGCCTTACCGGCATTAGCTGCACCCTTGAGGCGGTCAATAGTTTCCTTGATCATGTGCTTTTCCTCCTCAGACTGTGGACGTTTTGGGAACATCATAGCAAAGCTAGGGAATACACTATTTTGTATGTTACTTTTAGCGAAGTAACTTAACTCGCCACTCAAAAATGCAAAATTTAAACAGGAACTATATGTTGGTATGGGATAGTAGTCCTGCCCAACTGACTTAACTTCGTAGCTAAATAGTTGGCATGCATCTTTACAGGTAATGTGGTATGGCTTAATTTCCTCAATACCTATTCTCCTGCTCCAATCATCACACAAAAAGTACATTTTTTTATCTCTACCTACCCTTACTTTCTCAGGAGATACGTTCTCAATTTTCATGAGCTTGCGTTTCTCACCAAAATACAGCTTGAAATATACCCGATTGTGTAGAATTAACTGCTTTGTAACTGCCTTAACGGTGTGCTTGAGGTTAGCTTTCTTTTCAAAGGTAAACATCTCTAGCTTTTCCTGTGGTGTGAGCTTGTCAGTGGTAAGGTTAAACCCTCCACCAATCACAGCATTGGTCTTGAAGTCCACAATGGCACCATGCAATGGGGAGCTAAAGTACATCTGATTCAATAGCTCAGGATAGAGGTTGTCACTTCCAAAGTACTGCCACATGTTAGCGTTATACCTGGGGTCTACCACAGGTAAGGTAAGGTTACCTCTCCCTACCGGTAGGAATGGGGTGCTAAATGATTGGTAGCCCTCAATTACCTCGGGGCCTTTTTGTTTTGTGTTAATAAATCTATCGTACCATGCCATAGTTAATCGTATATTGAGTTACCTGCAGGACCACTTACTACCATTCTCCCCTCCTCAATTACTACGCCTGTAGTCTGAGCTATTGTAAGGGGCAAAACAAATGCAGTTGAGCTTTCATAAACCTGGTAATTGTACTGCCCTTTCTTTAGTATGATATCTGTAGGCTCATCTAGGGCAAACAGGTTGTATCTTTCAGGGTAAGCACTTGTATCAGGAGCTGTGAATAGCTGTGGTGTGCTTGTGGTATTCATTTCGTTAGTGAATACAAATAAATAATGTGGTGTACTAACCGTAGTTACCTCGCTAAGAGTCAACACGAATTGATTAATAACACCTTGATCTAAGTATATCACACCTATATTAAATCTCAGTTGTCAAATGTTCATAAAAAAAGCCCCACCATTACGGCAGGGCTCTAAATATAGAGAGGTAGAATTGCTTATTGAACTCCGATTGTAGCAAGTGCTCCAACACTCATATTAACTTCGTATGCTAGGTACTCATTCTCAGCTACCAAAGTAACAGAGTATTTAGAACCATCCGCACGAGCTGTTCCTGAACCTTCACCTGTAGCAGATACTTGCAAGTATGGGAAGTACCAATACTTACCGTTAGCATCTAAGATGATAGCAGTCAAATACTGTTGTCCTGCTCCAAGGATTTTGATAGCACGAGACTTATCAGCCTCACGTCGATGGAACATTAAGTTAATAGTTGAAGTCACAAAAGAGCTACCATTAACTAGGTCAATAGTGCTATCCTCAGTGAAGTTAGATGTGTTTCTTTTAATGTAGAAGTTCTCAAATAATGGAGCAAGAGCTACTAGAGTGATACCTGTGATATCCCACCCTAAACCTGCAGATGGATCTGTAGGAGTAATAGTGTCTATGTTATCTTGTTGGTTAATCCAAATACCATAGATACCTCCACTGTTATTCTCGCATGATTTTACGATTGCCTCGAGGGCTTGACATGGAATAGCCATTGTGTTTAAGTATTATATAAAGGGGGTTGCCCCCCTCTATGGATTATTATTAAGAGTAGTAAACGATATCTGTAGGATTCACGAAAGAAAAACCAACTTTCATGTTAGCACGAGTACGGATAACCGGCTCAGCAACAGTATCAGCTAAGTTTACTGCACGTAAATCAGATGGATCTCCCTCACCATCAAAAGCAAAGATTAGATTGTCTTTCAATGTGATAACAAATTTGTTGTTAGACATCCCTGGACAAACTACAATCTTGATACCTAAGTAAGTTAACGCCAAATCTTGAGTGATAAACGCGTTAGTGTTACCTGAAGCTACACCTAATCGGTAGATGTTAACCAATTGAGTAGGCATGTAGATACGTAGGTCAGCAGTTCGGGAAGCAATAGCTGCAGGAACCAAAGCAAATGCAGCCTCTAATTTATCAGCTAACTCACCAACACCTGAGAATGTAGTGATAGCACCTGTACCACCATTGATAGCATCACCTGCTATTACACTTGCACGTAATCCTTTCTCATAACCATCACACAAAGCAAGTTGTGGGTTCAAAGATAAGATATCACCTTTCCATCGTAGAGCTTCAATTTGTCCGTTTACAGAGTTAGCCATTTCAGACCAATAGAAGTTAAAGAAGTTAGCTACAGAGAAATCTCCGTTGGAACCTGCTGCCATCTGTAAAGATACAAATGATTGCTCTAGGTCAAACTGACATACTTGAGCCATTGCAGAAAGAGCACATACGTCTACTTCATGTGAGCTTAATTGGTCAGCGTTAAGGTTAGGGAAGTTACATGGGGATACTTGCAATAAGTCTGTACCGAAAGTAACAGTACCAATCTTAGTTTTGTACTTGATACCAGGTAGAGTACGGAAGTTATCAGCAATCTCAGTACCACCTAAATAAGCTTGTGCATAGAATGCCTCAGCGTTAGGTTGTAATTCTGCACTTGGCAGGATTTGTAGGTCAAATCTTAATTTACGCATTTTGTTTGGTTTTTATTTGTTGTTAAATTTTACAAAGTTACTTAGTCTTTGATGTGCACTCAAGGCCACATCCTCTACAATCTCCTCATCCTCTACCTCAGTAGACAATATCTCATCTAGTTGGTTACGCATCTCTGCAATCATTGCAGCTACAGCGTTCATGTGCTCATCTAATAAAGGTCGTACAATAGCAATGATAGCCTCTGCATCAACTACAGGGTCTACCGCCATTGTCTCCTCTTCTACTGTATCCTCTTCGATAACAGTTTCTTCTAAGGCTACCTCTTCTGAGGTCTCCTCCATTTCAACATCACGTATCTCAATAACCTCTCCATCTTTTACAACGTAGATTTTATCCTCGATAGTGTGTTCTCCATCAGGTAACTTGTTCATATTTGTTTTTGTTTTTGTTTGCTCTTTTAATTTCATTCCAAGGTAGCCCTCAATGCTAAATCCTATTTGGTCTTGTGCTACAAGTTCTGCATAGTATTCCTTATCAGTAACCTGGGCAGTTACCATCAGCGTACCCTCAGGTACTTCAATACCAAATGTGGAATATGCCTTGTCCTGTTTTGGGTTGTCTACTATCCATGCCTCAAGTACATAGGCAGGAACGGTCTGAGATTGGTCATGCTCCAGGTTAAATAGGTCTTGGTTAACCATCTTTTGCATGAATTTTCCATGAATTAGCTCTATCTCTTCCTTGGTAAACTTGACATTATACTCCTCATTAGTATCCTCATCCAATCGATATATCTCCATTGGTATCAAAGCAGGTGCAGTGATACGATACTTGAGCTCATCACTAAAGAATAACGGCTTAGCTTGAGAGTTGAATGCCATACCCTTTACTTTGATGGCAGGATTAGAGGTAAAAGCTATTTGTTCGATGCCAAGGTCCTCACCATTTTCAGCGTATGCCGGGTCAATAGTAATTTGGTAGGTAGGGATTTTATCTTTAGCCATTACCTATATTAAAAAAAACGTATATTTGTTCAAAAATTTAACTATGGTAACTATCTTAAACAGGGAGATTCCCAACCAAATTGAAGAGCTCACTATTGAGCAGTTTGAAGCAATCACTGATATTAATAACAATCAGGAACTTGACCCCATTGATAAGCACCTCCAGGTGTTTGCTTACCTTGGTATCCCTGAATCAGAGTTTTGGGATTATGAT